GGGAGTTAAGGTCTCCGTAGTATTCCTCAATGAAGCCCCGTCCATATTTCTCGTCATCTACGGCATTAAAGCGTAGGGCTAGGTATGGCATACGTTCTTCTGGGTAGATGCTCTCGCTGTTGGGGAGAACAATACCTTCAACTTCCTGATGAGCTACGAACTTCTTACCTTCCCTGCGGATGCAGGTGAACACAGTTACTTCTGGGTTACTGTTTGGTTCGTTAGACTCTATTGGAATATCGCCATTATCAATGACTTGAATACGGATCGAATCAGGAAGTGATTCTAGGAGAGCGGTCTCTTTTATAATTATTTTATTGATCTTGCCACTGGTGGAGCGGTCTACTACATACTGGTTTAGTTTGTATATTTTCAATGCACCTTTCTTCGGCATGTACAGAAGGATGTTACCACTGATAAGTAAATGCTTGATGGCCTCAAAGGTTGGTACACGTAAAGCCCTCGCGTCTATCTCCTGCTGAGCACTACGCTCAATACGGGCTAACCCTTCTTCAACCTTACCACGCTCAGCTTCTGAGTCGATGGCCGCTAGGTCAAAGTCGTCTATTGTGAGTTGGAAGAAGGAGTTGTTCGTGGGGAGTAGAGTTAGAAGCAGTTTAGATGCTAGGTTATTAACACCTCTTGCACCAACTGATTGGTAGGGGGTTACGAAGTCCGTAGATGATGAGCTACCTTCGGGGGGGAATATGGATGGTATGGTGAGGAGGGAAGCCTGTCTAGCTCGATCTAGGTATATAAGCCTATCTGCTTCGAGCTTGAAGTATAACTTAGCCACCTCTGATTGGCTTTGTGACATGGTTTATCCTATGAGTTGACGTTAGTTCCAGTAGAGCCTGATCCTTTAATCTGGAGGCCGCTATAACCTCTACGTAGTTTCTTAGAACCTTTAGCTTTCTTCTTAACTTTGGAAGATGGGTCGCCAGCGTCAGGTGTAGCCAAAGCATCGGGAGCAGCTGCTGGGGCTGGGGCTTTCTTTGGGATGGGTGCTGCTTTAGGTGTTGACATACACATAGCGTGTCTCTCTTAAATTTGGTTGTCTGGGTTAATGTTCATGTCCCGTAGTTTATCTAAAACCTGCTGCTGTCCTTGGTAATAGGCTAAGGAGGCTGAGGGGTCTCTGGGGACTTGATCGGGGTATAGGGACTCTAGGTACTGTAGGAGCTCTAGGGTCACTGGGGGGTGAGGTCTGTTCATCTTTGTCTCCTCTATAAGGTGGACATCAGAGGAACCCCAACTAAATCAATGACTTAGCTGAGGCTCCATTCTGGTTAATATGAGAGCGCAACGGCTATAATTACACCCAGAAGTACAGCATATACGAACGCAAAGTCCTCAATCACCTACACACCCCCGCTTAGCGAACTCTATCTGTAGCTCGATACAATGCTTAGCCTTCTCTAGGTCTTGCACGTGGTTGCCCTTGTTGCGGGACAGGTACTTGTTCACCTTGGTGTAGAGAGCAGCTCGTACTCCATAGTACCCGAAGTTCTCGTAAGTAACCTCTAGCGGCTGGATGCCTTGGTCTGTGTAGTGTGAGCCACCCACCTGTTTGTCCATAGTGGATTGACGGGCTGCCTTAGCTACTCGATCCCAATCTGCTGGTGTTGCGTCATTGATGCTCATATTGATTCTCCGTTAAAGTAGACTTCTTGTGTCTCAAAGTTGTAGTCCTTAGCTGTGAGGATACGCGCCATTTTCGCGTTCTCCCACACCATCTCTTCGCCTAAGCCTTTCTTCAGGAACGTGTCCTTGATGACCTTCCAGATGTCGTCACCAGCTTCTAGCGCCTTGTCTACGATCTTGGCTGCTGTAACCATACCGATGCTGGGACATCCCTTGTAGTTGTCTACGGGGTCTCCAGCTAGTATCTGCATGTAGTAGAACCTACGGCCTTCGTCATAGTTTACCTCTACTAGCTCACGAGTCTTGTCATCGAGGTGCTTGCCTTCGATCATGCGTAGGTCTTTGTCGATAGTCCAGATCACGGTGTCTTCTGCTTGGTAGATACCTAGCATGTCGTCACCCTCTAGCCTGTCTTCAAAGGTAGCCCCGTACTCATCAATGAGGTACTGGTCAGCGAAGGAGCGTAGCATTGGGACTCGTGTGTCTGCTCGATTGGCTTTGTAGTAACTTGCCACATCTTTGCGGAAGTTCTTCTTACCTGAGATAAAGACTACTGGCTCAACAGCATCCGACACCTGTTCTTGTAGGGACTCTACTAGACTCTGGATGATGCCGTCTATCTTGGTCTTACAGGTGTCTTCATGGGCGTGTAGGCTCCACTCCCCGTCACCCCAGTTCACTGGTATCTCTGAGCCTGCTGCTGCTTGGTAGGACACTACGTCCCCGTCTATTAGTAATCTAGTCATAGTAGTCTTCCTCTTCTGCTTCTTCTGTTTCATCAATGTCTACGAACTGTAGGCCAAGCTGCATTAGCCGCCACCGAGCGATTGACTCCACAGCCAATCTGACACCGAAGGCCACGCTGACGAACCCTAGGCTCAACCCTAGTATGATATTAAATATGCCTACGCTCATGTTAGCTCCTGTGGTTAGCCCACCTTAGTGATCGGTCAACAGGGTCAAAGATAAGGTACACGACACCCAGCTTCTTCTGTGCTATGGTGCGCCCCTTAACTGTTGAACCCTTCTTCTGCATCTTAACGTCAATGAGGTGTATCACACCGCTCTTGATCGCTACTATATCTACTGAGCCAGAGCATCCTGAATTATGGAAGACCTCATAGCCGTTGTCCCAGAGCCAAGTGATAGCATACAGTTCAGCTACATCACCCAGCCTACTGGGGCTAGTGAGTCTCGCTCCAGTCTTTGCCGACTTTGTACTCTGCTTCGAGCGCGACTTTGAAGCCAAGGTCTTTCTCGACTTGCTTGATAGCCTCTTCACAGATCCTTCCAACTTGTTCTTCATAACCATTCTTCACCACCATCTGCACTTCATCGTGGATAAATAAGCCTATCTGAGCCTCGTCTATAGTGAGTCCTGCTGCCCGTAGGTCGTCCTCAATCTGTATGTACCACATCTTACATATGATAGCACCTGCTGATTGCAGTAAGGTATTGAGGGCTGCGTGAGCGTGTCTTACGGGGACTCTACGTCCGTCCAGACCTCGCAGGCTCTTGTGTCCTCTCTGGCCTCTTAGGTTCTCAGTGATAGCCTCCCGTAGCATCTTTAGGGCAGGTGTCTTGCGTAGGAAGCTGGCTTTTAACTTCTTACCTTCGTCCTCTGACCCGCCCACGATTGACCCGATCTTCTCGTCACCAGCTCCGTAGAGGTAGGCGTAGATGAAGGTCTTGGCTGCGTTACGTGTGGGGAGTCCAGCTGCCTCTTGGTTGACTGAGTGTATGTCGCCAGACACCACCTCTTTGGCATAGGCTCCGTCATCGTAGCGGTGCATGTAATGCCCAAGGCACCGTAGCTCTAGGCCGCTGGCATCCGCACCGACTATCGAGTAACCCTCAGGGGCTCTGAACAAAGCTCTACACTCGACTCCGAAGGGAGCCCCGACTGAAGGTACTTGAGCTAGGTTAGGGGCAGTGTGTGTACAGCGAGAGGTTACTGCACCCATCGTGTTTACACGCCCGTGTATTTTACCATCTTCACTCAACTTCAACCAAGCCTGCTTACCATTGGCAATCTGGCCTAGGCGCTTGCCTAACATCATGTATTCCAACAGCAGTTTGGTTTCGGGGATCCCCTCAATACCCGCAAGCACCTTCTCGTCTACCTTAGGTTTCCCTGAGGGCGTGAAGTCTTTAGGCGCCCAACCCCTGCGCTGTAACCTATCAGCTATCTGGTCGCGTGAGGTGGGAAGGAAGGGTGTTACTTTGGTCTTGGTTTTCATCTCAATTACATTGGGTTCAAAAGTATCCACAAGGATGTCTTCTAGCTGCATGTACCTAGCTGTTATCTTACCTGCTAGTTTACCTGCGGCCTCTTCATCGAAGGGGAAGCCTCTGTCTTCTTGCTCCTTGCAGAGCTGTGCTATACGCTGCTCCATCTCAAACACTTTAGGTGGTGTGTTCTTGCTCTCAATTAGCTTGAGTAGTTTGATGTTCACCTCTACATCCTGAGCGCAGTATTTTAACATTGCAGGGGTGAAGTGTTCCCATGCGTTATCCTGCTCACCGAAGTCACCCTTAGCCTCACCTAATCGTTGTCCCCATGCCTTGAGGCCGTGACTACCGATCAGATTGCCCACTACCTTACGGGCTGCTAAGTCCCGCACAGCTAGGTCAGGCCATAAGACTCTAGAGGCCACTAGCGTATCGAATATCTTGCCTGTGTGTTTGTAGCTATGTGTCTTTTCTAAGGCTGGTAGGTCGAAGTTGATGACGTTGTGTCCACCGATTACGTCAGCGTTCTTCAGGATTTCAATTCCTTTTTTAACATCCTGATCTGACATCTTCTCTCCTGTTTCGCTATCACCTACAGCGATGCAGTGCGTTTTGTCCATAGTGGCTAAGAAGCCGTTTGTTTCTATATCGAATACTTTCATGTACCCTCCGCTAGAGTGGCTAGTTTAATCGTCTGATACTGCGGGTGCGAACATCGCACACACCTCCTCGAACTCCTGTCTGAAGCGAGGCCAAGGCATGGGTTGGTTGCCTGTTTCTCTTGATCGTTGTGAGTACACCTTATACGCCCCCATCGCTCGTAGCTCTGAGTATTCTAAGGTTGGGTCTGGCATCTCAGTCATAACTCAAACTTCTTTTTTAGTTTACGGTACTTAAACCAAGCAGCATCTGCATACCGAGAAGCAGTATGTGCAGCAGCCTTAGCCTTCTTAACATCTTCTTTAGTTACCATCTTTTCATATCTCCTTTACATACTGATTGATGCTCGATCTTCGATTATCAATGTGAAGATCGACATTATTATACGCAGCGTCTGTTGTAAGTACCGCATCTTCACCATACTGACGTACCCACTTGTTTAATAATGTTCTCATATCTTTTAGACTTATATTTGGGTCACTGCCTACGCTATGTAACCTACCTCTCATATACGCCTCCCGTATTCTCATCCATCACTATCTCCCGTTGTCGTTTAGGTTGGTGTTATGTGCCACCCACTCAACATCGTAGTGTCCAATCTTATCGAAGAGGGACATTATCGAGGGGTAGTAATGCTCGTTATTGTAGACAAAGAACACGCCACCAGAGTTCATTACAAGCATATCCAGATCTGTAGGCTTATAGCGTTTACCCGCCTTCTCAGGATCGGGGTTATTTTTACTGTAAAAAATCTTAAATTTCTGCCTCATAATTCAGCTCCCGTTGTCGTTTAGGTTGGTGTTATGTGCCAAACGCTTTAGGTATTGGCATCCAGTGTGTTATCTCCATATCATAATCACTGTAATATGGCGTATCTGTGTTATATTCGTCGGCTTCTTGCCACCTGTACCATTGCCCTCCATCGCAAGGTGTATAACTAGACACACCACTACAAGGTGGGTCGGTATTTATTGTTACTAATACTTGTATGCCGTTATCTGGCAGTCTCTCGGTGACAGGAGTCCAGCACATAACAAAGCTATAAATCGGTTGATAGGAATCCATAGTTTAGACCTCTTGTCGTTTAGGTTAGTGTTAGCTGCCTTACAGCCCTTTAATCTTCAATGTCTGACCATCTTCGAGCTTTTCCATCCATATATCTCCCGTTGTAGTATGTTTTAGTATTCCTCATCGAAAGGCGAAGCCTCTGCTGTGAGTGTGTTGTACGCAGCCTCATCTATCTCAGACATACGCCCTGTGACAGGTGAGTACAGTAGCCTACCTGCTACACCTGTGTTACCCAACCACCTGTTCTTTAGTACCCTTAGGGTCGCTACGTTAGCCGTGGCTTCTGCCTGTTGATCCCTCTCTAAGCCGATGACTGTGTCACTAAGCTGGGCGATAGCTGCACTACCTCGTAGGTGAGATAGGGAAGTTACTGCCCCGTCCTCGTGTCCTTTGTCACCGCTGGGTCTCTTCAGGTGAGTGATGAGTATCATACCACATCCGAGCTCTTCAGTGAGTGTACGTAGTTGAGTCATCAAGTTATCAATGAGCCTTCTCTCGTCCCCGTCACCTATGCCTGACACCACCATGGAGACGTGGTCTAGCACGACAGCGCTACAGTCCAGACCCTTTACCATGTACCTGATCTTAGCCAGTAGGTTCGCAACGGCCGTAGAACCGAAGTGGTCATAGATACGCACCTTGCCTGAGCCTAGTGTTGCGTCAAAGGCTTCCTTCAGCATAGTTTGTGGGTATTCCTTAGGTTGCCCAGACTCATCCAAAGTATCATGCAGTGGCAGGTTAGCGTGTAACGACATAAGCCCTAGGGCTGTCCGTTTGACACTCTCTTCCAGTGCAAGGATACCGATAGTCTCACCCTGCTGTACCAGATGGTGACTTATCTCCCTCGCTAGTTGTGACTTGCCCATGCCTGAGCCAGCACACAGTGTCACGATCTCTCCCTTGCGGATTCCTTTGAGCTTCTCGTTTAACCCAGAGTACGGATAGGGTGTTGAAGCCTCGTCTGGTGCGTTCACTACGTCCCAGAGATCCTCACCCATCACGATACCATCCGGCTTCCACGTCTTAGCTGACCAGAAAGCATCTATTAGCTCAGCTGATCGGCCAGCCTCAAGCATCTCACCAGCGTCCTTCAGGGGCAGTGTTGCCACCTTAACCTTACCTACGGGTAGGATAGCTGCGATCTCTTCAGTAGCCTTACGCCCAGCCTCATCGTTGTCTAGCATAAGGACTATAGTATCGAACTTACTGACCCACTCTAGCTGTGCTTTGACGTTATCGGCGCCGCCCTGCGCTCCATTCTTCAGGGAGACTACAGGCCATTTGTGCTGAAAGGCTTGGCTCATAGACAGTGCGTCAATTTCACCCTCAACGATAGTGATTGCCTTGCCTCCGTCCCTCCAGAGCCATTGTCCATAGAGAGCTGCTTGCTTGAAGTTACCTGTGGTGCAGAAGTGCTTTCCTGCTGTTCGTATCTTCTGACCGATGGGCTTGCCCTTTGCGGTCTTGTAGTTTGCAATCTGCGCTGCGTTACCATTCCATTCTCCTACTTGATAGTCCCAGAACCTACAGGTTTCTAGTGTTAGCTTTCGCTTAGTAAGCGCTTGATGTGTTCCTTGAGCCATTCCCGCAGTAGGTACAGGTTCGCTGTTAGCTTTGCTGTTACCGTTGCTAGAACCCCCACCATGAACATGAGCGCCACAGCTATAACAATGCTCACCACCATCACTGTATATGGCACGAGCATCGCTACTACCGCAATCGCTACAAGAGGTTTTGTGGAGTAGAGTGCT